CAGCTTGCCCGCCAGATCTACCACGCCCGCCCTGCATGAGATGGCTCATCATGCCACTAACGATCTCGCCAGCACGGCCGACCTGCTCCGGGCCTAGCGTCTTCGTCAGTGCAGCTGTGAGCCCCGCCGTCTGCTCGACGCTTACGCCGAGCTGGTGGGCGGACACGGAACTGTGTGCAAGCGCGGATCCAAGCTGCTCTACGGATGCGACCCCCCCGACCTTCGCGGCGTGTACGAGCATCTCTGTGTACTTCGCCGCGTCCTCGGCGGGTGCTGCATAACCTTTCATGAGATCGGTTGTCATACCGATTGCGTGGTGCAGGTCCATTTGCCCGACCGACGCCAGCTTCGTCGCTAGTTGCAGCCGTGTGATCGTCTGCTCCGCCGTCGTACCGCTTTCGGTCAGCACCACGGCGCCGTCCGCCAGATCTCGATACCCAAACTTTGTGCCCGCTGCAACGCCCTCAACTTTTTTCTTGAGGTCTTCAAACGCCTCGCCCGTCAAACCAGAGCGATAACGCAACTGAGCAAACGCGACTTCGGTTGAACGCGCTAGTTCTTTGGGCTCATCAGTAAGACGCTCAAGCTTGCGGGAGATCTTCTCGGCGGCTTCGCCCGCTTGATTCAGCGCCATGCCGACGGAGAACGCACCGCCGCCGTTATGCCCGCCGCCAGCAGCCTGCCACATCTCATTGAAAGCACCGCGGACCTTTTGCAGAGGTGCCGTGATGCTGTCTTTGAGCTGTAGTAGTATGCTGGTTTCGAGTTCAGCCATCGTTAGACCCTAGTAGCCTCAGCGCTTGTTCGTGCCACGTCCACAGCTCGTCTATGCGCAGCCGGGCGAGTTCCGAAGGCTGCCACCCAAAGGCGTACGCCAGATCCGCCCGGACTACGCGGTGATTACTGGGGGCAGCTCGAAAAAACTGGTGACGAGCCCCGCGCACTGCGACACGTCGCACAGCGCCAGCTTGTCGATCACGGCTTGCGGCTGCCCGGTAAGCTGCGCGTACAAAGCGCGCATGCCCGCCTGAGTCTCGCGAATGCGATCCCAGATATCGAGGTCCGCAGCAACGGCGGGTCGGAACACTAGCTCCGAAACAACCTTGCCGTCGGCGCCGATCACGGGGCGCGCTAGGGGCAGCGTGCTGTTCCCTAGTGCGTCCCCGGTTACGCGAGCCTTGTCAAACTGCCCGAATGAAAGCGCCATGGTTCTCCTCCTTTGCGCCTACAGAGACTTATTGAACGGTGTCGACGGGATCGGCCTGCGCCTTGACTGCTACGCGCCCGGTACCGCCTTCGAGTGTCAGCGCCTCCGTAATGAAGACGTTCGTGAGCGGGAAGATCGGGCCACTGTCGCACTCAAACGTGGCGGTACCGCCCACGATATCCTTGAGCGTGAGCAGATCCGTATCGGACGTGTGGAACAGCGTGAAGTCGAGTTCCGCGGGGACAACTTCCTCGGTGTACCCGTAGACCTTGTACCCCACAGCCGCCTTGCGCTTCTTACCGCCGAGATTCAACTTGGCATTCGCCTCCGAGCGGCGGACTTGCCCGTTGACAGAAATTTTGATGACGCCTGTAACCTGAGCCATGGTCTACTCCTTAGAGGATAAATGCGATCTGCGCCGCCAACGTTCTGAACTGGCGGATAAGTTGTGGCGTCAAGATCATGTCTACCCGAGTGGGATCCGACGGGTTGAGCTGCACTTGACCAGCGATCGAGGCAACGAACTGCGCCTTATTGTACGCGAGCCCGGCGTCGATCATGCTCTGGAACCAAGCGATCGCTTCGGACGTGAGGCGCTTCGGCGTCACAATCTTTTGCGCCGGATCAAAGTTTGTTCCGTCCGCCGCAAGCTTGAACTGAGCGAACTTCAGCGCTACCTGAGCGCGCCACGTGTAGCGCATGTACGCGAGGGTGCGCATGGTCTCTACAGACATGTAGCTCGGATCCGCGGCGCCCGAGGCAGCCTTCTGATAGGTCGTTACCAGACGCTCGACATAGCACGCGCCATTGACAACGGTGTACGTCGAGATGCCTTCGCCGAGCATCGTGTTGCGGTCAGCCCACACGAACGCAAGACCGGGAGCTGGGGGCTTGCAGTCAGTCAGCAAGATCTGCGTGCGCGGAATGCCTGGATCCGGCGTGCCGGCGTCTGCCGCAGCCGCTTGCGCCGCAAATACCCACGGAGGGGTGGGGGACAACCCGCCGCCCATGTAGGTACTGAACGGAGAATTACGCCCGTTCACGTCGGCTTCTTGCGCGGTCTTGTTGCCCACACCGCCGTAATAGACCTGCCCATCCATCATGACGGTGGGACCCCAGTTCGCCAGCATTGCGGCTTCGAGCGCCGCAATGTTCGTGGAGTCTTTGCGATCCGTAACGATCGTGGTGAACCACGTCGGACCGATAGCCGCGATGGCGCTCGTCAAGCTGACGGTGCCGAGCCCGCCGGTCATAGCTGTCACAGTACATGTCACAGCTCCGGGGAAGGCGTCGCCTTGCTGGTAGTTGCACCGCAAGTCGATCGCGTTACCAGTCACGTCTTTTTCAAGCGCGCTGACAATGACGGTGCCTGTGGAAGCCGTGGCACCCGCGCTGACGGGGAGGTTAGACCCGAGCGCAAGTGCGTTGATCCCCGCAGCAACGGCAACGGCAATGGCGCCCGCAGTAGCGCCAAGCGCAACCGGCGTGCTGACCTGCTGACCCGCCACGTACACTTGAGCGTTGCCCGCAGTTGTCGCACCGCTCGAACCCGCGGCGGCAAACACAAACGAGCCGCTAGCAGCTGTTCCAGACGCGTCCGGGGCAAGGCCGATGGCGTACACAGGCAGATTAGCCGCGCCCGGCATATCAAAGAACGCCTTCGCCATACCCGCAAGGATCGATCCGTGCCCAAACTTCGCCTGCGCGTCCGCTTCGCTGTTGATCGCGACGAGCGAGTTGTTGGCTTGCGTACCCGTAGCGGCGCCGGACCGCGCAAGACCGATCAGCAGGTTGACGTTAGGCATCTGCGCGAGCAGACCCGAGGACGCCATCGAGTTATTGAACTCAATAAACTGACCGCCCGTGCGGATCGTCGCAGGAATGGTGGAAAAGGAGATGCTCATTTGTTGTCCCTCTTAGACCCTGCGGTCTTGGCGATCTTGATCGGCAACGGCAGTGGTGCTGGTATAGCTTGCGCCGCGGCCAGCGCTTCTTGCGAAATTACTTCCTCAGTCATCTCGGCGGGCGGCGCTGCCTCGACCACATCCTTGTGCAGTAAGCGCGTCGCCCAGAAAACGTTATATGGAACGAAAGTCCCCGCCTCAGGAATCGGACGCCCGTCCTGATCCTTTACCAAGATACCACTAACGGCGGGTTTTACAAAGCGCACTTGCGACATGTCATGGTCCTGTGGCGCCGCTCGCCTGTGGTATGGTTTCTAGCGTGGCTGTGTCCGGCGTAGTAGAGAGGTTGCCCGCGGGCGCCCAGGTCGTGTACTGCTTTAGGAAGTCGCTAAGCGCGAGCGCTTGCACGTCGTCAATGTCGGGAAGGTCCACAGCTTGCGTCCAAGTGATCGCCCAGAGCGAGACGCCCATACGGTCAAGAGTAGGACTGTATGCGTTCTCAGCGCGAATGCCCACGGGCGCCTTATTCGCGGTGTTGTTCCAGCGCTGACCCCACGCGCCGATAAGGCGCAGCATGGGCGCCACGAGGGCGAGTGTCACGGCGTCGCGCAGTGTCTCGCTAGGTCCGTTGATACCCACTACGCACGCAGCCCAGGCAGCTTCAGCTGACACCATGCTATCGTCCGCGGTCAAGCGCGGCACTCCGAGACACGCGATGATGATCGCGGGGGACCCGGTCGCCCAGCGCTTGATCTCTTCTACGTCCATACGCCCACCGTGCGTCACGACTTTGACGCCGGGGAAGGCTGTGGTGAACGCGCTCGCCATGGCTGTGCGTACGGCGATGATGCTCATAGCAGAGACTCCATGAGCTTACCGACAAGATCGTCGATCTCGCGCCCGTCCTCGGCGCTGATGCCTAGGTACGGGCGGGCGGGGATTGACACGGTGCGCCCGGTGCTGACGATGCTGAAGTCTGCACCGTGTTGGTGCACCGCGCCATAGCGCACGTTGTTACCCACTTCAACAGACATATCACCGTCGTGCACGATGTGCGTGTTTGCGCGGTAGAGGTGCTGCGAGCCCATGCCACCATGAATCAAGAGCGATCGGTTCTTGTTGCCTGAGCGTTCTTGTTGCTCCGCGTATGAATCGCTCCACGCCTGCCACGGCACGCCGTCCGGCGCGGTCTTCGTCGTCATGAAGCGCTCTTTGGTCTGCGTCTCTATGAGCGCGCCGATGGCGTCAAGGATGTGGTGCAGCGTGCGCGGAGCAGTGAGGTTCTCGACGCGCTTAAGCGGGTCGCCCTCGACCATCACCTGGATCGCCGTGCCGTGACCCAGATCCTCGATCACAGGATTCTCCGCAATGAGTAGTCGGTCAAGCGCAGCCCGCGCTGGGGGACGTGCACCTCAGGCAGGACCGCGGGCTCGTCTTGATTCTGCGCGATGCCCAGCGTAGCCTTGCCCGTCGAGAGATCCCGCAAGAATGAGATCGCGTCTTTGTAGCGGTCACGCTTCAAGTCTGTCTGCGTCACGGCTGTGGGGCATAGCCAATACATAGCGATATCGCAGCACACGCGCTTGAGGTCGTCCGGTACGACGGCGAGCGGTAAAGCGTACCGTACGCCGACGTACCGGTCGATCTCGCTGGACGCCTTGATCAAGCAGGCGTTGATATTCGCCACGT